GAACTTGTGGTTTACTGAAGGCCGTCAAACGTAGTTGTAATAGCAACAGTTACGTCGTCTGCATAGTTGCCTTTGCTTGTGCTAACTGTGCCTGTGCCTTGTAGTGCAATAGCTACTGAGCCGCTTGCGCCGTCTGCAGTTCCGTTAACGCCGACTACTGTGAATGCGTCTGGGCCATTCGTATCGTCGCCTGTTCCGTCGCCGCCTGCATTACCAATACCGAACACAAATGCATCAAGCTCAGCTTGTGTTACGTTTGTGTCATCGGTACCAACGATTGTTGCGATGATGGTCTTGCCAGCAATGCCTTGTCCGTTGACTGCTTGCTTGTTGGCGTCTAGGATAGATGCATCAACACCTGTTCCTGCATTGTCGTACGTTTGAAAAAATGTGCTTAGATCTGCCATGATATTTCTCCTTTCTCTTATCAATACCTTCGCTCCGAAGGTGGCAAATGTATTTAGCAGAATGTTTAAAAATCAAGTGTTTAGGTTATTTTTTAGGCAGGTTTCCAACGCGATCTAGGCACAAGTTTTACCTTTTCGCCTTGCTTTACGTAACCTTCGCCGCCGGCCTCTGAGCCAGTAGTTGCTGTAACGTCGGCTTCGGCAGCGTCTAGTTCTGCTATAACTTCGTCTTTTGCTTTCATTAGCTCTTGTACAAGCAAGAAAATACTGTCTAGCACGCCGGGATTGTTTTCATCTATTTGTTGAATCCTAGCCTGTTTTGATTCTGAAATTTTTTGTTGGATAAATGTGTAAAAATTTTCTGAATCAATATTTTGCAGATTACCTTGTCTACTTTGATTATTAACAAAACTGTATATAATGTTTTGTAAATCGCTCAAGCCCTTAAACGGTTCTAGAAATTTGGATATCTTATCTTGGTACTGCGCTGCTAATTTTTCTATTGTGTTTAAGTTATCAACATCAACTGCAGGTCTATGATCAATATAGGTCTGTCCAAGAACAACAACTTCGGGGTTTATCCTAAAATCTTCTACATTATCAAAAGGTCGTCCCGCGTTCATAGGATCTCCCCACTCGTTGAATTTGAGAGTCGCGGCAACACCTACTTTGCTTTTTGCTATGCGGGTGCCAAGCTTTGAGGTTGCATCTACGTGATAGGTAGTAACATTTGGTGTAAAGGATATCTTACCGTTACCTCCCTCATATGGTTTTCCTGGATAATATAATAGGTCTCCGAAAATATATCCGCGAAAGTTTTCCGGAGTTGCCTTTTCAAACAAAGGCCAAAGTGCTGCAAGGTCACCGGCGAACTTTTCACGCCATTCTTCGCCTTTCCCTCTACTTAAAATAAACTTTTCTAGTTCTTGAGGGTTGTCGCTTTTTCCTTCGTCTCTTCCCCAGTTATTTTTTCCTACTAATCGAAACTCGCCGTTGCTGTCCCTTCCCCAAAAAATTGTCGGGTTGCCATCCCATTTTATAGCAACATCCTTGGCCCCTTGCTCTAATTTCCGCAAGATTTCTACTGCCTTCTGCGCGCCAGTTTTTGGATCTGTAAACACAAGATCTTCCAGGTGCTGAAAATCTCTACCTACCTTCCTTGCTTCTAAAAGAACTTCCCAGAATCTCATCTTGATCCAATATCCGTAAATGCAACTCCACGAGAAGTTAGGTATTGTGCAAAATCTGCTTTTTCTTCTTCGGAATAAAACATTACTAGGCCTTGGTCGCCAGTCGATCTTGTTTTTTGTTCAGAGCGGTATTCCTTCATAAGCTGAATGAATTCATAGGAGCTTGTTTTAACCTGTAGTGTGCTAGGCTGAGGTATGTAGTTCTCGTATTCTAACAAAATTTCGCGTGCCTTCATCTAATGCTATCCATTAACTGTCTCATCCACATAGGGGATCCAGGCCGAAAGGTTTCTAGCTGTCCCTGATCTGGGAGTTCAATCCCCTGTTTTGCAAGAGTTTCTCTTGCGTCTGCTGTTAATTCAGTATATTTTGGAAGCTTCTTTATAAACTGTATAATATTAGAAAAACTCGATATATCTTCTGCTGTTGCAGTTTGTCCTAAAAGGCGCTTAGCGATTTCATTAGGATCTTTTGTGATCAATTCGCCTGTTTCTCTATCGAGCAACCCGTTTTTAAAACTCCATTTCATGCCCTGCGCTTTTGCTATACTAGACAAGAGTATGTGTCTATGCTCTCCTCGAACGTTGTCCTCGCCGTATTCCCCTGCTAGAGAAAACTTCATCCATTCTGGATTTCCGAACATAAAATCTGTCTGTACAAGACCATTTTTCGAATCGCCATTAATCGGTGTTTTGAAATGTACCGAGATGCCGCTTTTTGTAATCCATTCGCTCGGGTTTTCTCCTTGCTTAGAAACCCATTCTGAAAGCTTAGATACAAGCTGCTGCTTAGAAACTGTTTTTTCGTCTACTGCAAGATCTAGATCACCGCTTGACGACTTCTTACCAGTAGTTCCAAGCATATTGTTGGTCAAGGGAAGTCCTGTAATTTTTTCGAGCCAGCCGACTGTTGATTCTACATTTTTTTGCTCAATGCGCTGCGTAGCTGATTGATTATCAGCAGTTTTAAAAATATTTCCACCTTCTGCAAGACTAGTTTTCATTATTTTTGCGAGATTCTTTAATTTTTTTTATGCTTCTATGAAACTTACTAGAATCTTGTCCTTTGATAGAATTAATTAGTCGGCGTTCTAGCTCGTCTGCGTCTTCTGTCGAGTACTGCTTCTGTATTAGTTCAACTAGGTTGATAGCCGATTCGATAACATTAGTTGCTCGCATCTCTATTAGATTGTCCGCATCTCGACTTTCTGCAATCGAATTTAGTTCTTCTAATATCGAACGTGTCTTCAGTTTCATATATTACCCCAAAATACAGTTGTATTTAACAAAAACTGCTCCGAGGCACCATTCATGATTGACTTTTCTTATTAAATGCTAAATAATGTTGCAGAGCACAAAATGTTTGTTCTGCTCAATATACACACACAACTGGAGTAAATCATGCATACCGCAACCGCACAAGAATCTCAGTCAGTGAGATTTTTCAAAAGACTATATCTACGCTGCATAGGTATAGGAGAAAGCATCGGCGCTGCTAGAGCTGCGCAGCAATTATTCTCACTTAACTATCCAAAGCAGGCTCAGGCGGTGATCAATAACTATGTTCGCTCGGCAAGAGTAAGAGACAGATTGATCGCCCAGCTAAAGGAGTCAAAATGACTAGCTTAGCAGAAAAACACCAAGCTAAAATCGAAAAGCAGGAACAAAGGGTACAGGAACGACTATATCGAAGCGGGAAGCCTACGATCAGAATCTTTCCAAAGTTTTATAGATAACTGAATCTCATAATAGACAGTATAAAGAATAATACACATACAAGGAGAAATATAATGTCACACATTCCATACTACGGAGAAGTAGAAAAAAAGCCGGAACCAAAAAAAGATGTTCCGCCTGTAGACAAGACTAAATAAATTTGTTACATTAGTAACAACATTACACACATACACACAAGGAGAAATGTAATGACTGATAATAATTTCAATCAGCAGCTCTCGGCCATGGCTGAGCAATTTCAGAAAATGGCGGAAAACTATTCGCCAAAAACACCCGATGTAAAATTTAATCGTAACGGCTACGAAATTAGAACAGAAGTTCTTGACCTTGCCAAACAGTTTACGGAATTTGAGTGGGGATCGAAGTGGATGGGGTTTGAAAATTCTACAAGACGTGATCCCGATTCGGGTGAGTTTGTAAACACTGTGAATATGCCAAGTGTTCCGGGCGTTGAACAAGTCTTAGAGAATGCTGAAAAATTCTACGACTTTATTAATAGAAAATAACAAGAACCTTTTTCGTGCATAGCACAGTTTTTTCCAAGGGGGCTTATGGTCCCCTTTTTTTTGGTTGACAAATCATTAACAACGTATATAATATACGTATGAAAGATAAAGTTATATTAACAGATGCCGACGGAGTTTTATTTGATTGGGCATACGCCTTCCATGCTTGGATGAAACGGCACGGATATGTTATCAACCTAGAATATCAAGACTCTTACGAGATACATAAAATGTACGAGATGGGGGCAAAAGAGTCTAAGCGTTTAATTAGAATGTTTAACGAAAGTGCATGGATACGAAGATTGCCGCCTTATCGTGACGCAATCAAATATGTTAAAAAGCTGCACGAAGAACACGGATTTATCTTTCATGTTATTTCTAGTTTATCAAATGATCAATACGCTCAACACTTGCGAACTAAAAATCTGAGAGAGATGTTCGGGGATACTGTGTTTGAAGAATACATATATCTTGATACCGGCGCAGACAAACACGAAGTTCTAGCGCAATACAAAGACACAGGTTGCATGTGGATCGAAGACAAGCCCGAAAACGCCGTAGTTGGCTTACAGGCAGGTTTGAAGTCTATGTTGTTGTCTCATAACCACAACAAGGATTTCAATAATCCTTATGTTATAAGTGTAGATAACTGGCAGCAGATCTATCAGCTTGCAACCATTAGTAGATAACAATCATATTTAAAAGGTTCATTTTAGAGAACACAGTAGCGGAGCGTTCTCAGGGCTGAACAAACCCATCACCTAACGGTCCTAAGGTGAATTCTTATACAGCATTCGAAGGCAGCTACTCTGTTTCTAATTTTGCAGAATCGATGTCCTCTTGCAAAATCTTACCTTCTTTTAGTAATATTTCTCTGTTTCTGAGATGCTCTGCTTCAATATCTTCCTTTGCTTGGCCTTCATAACGCACAGCAAGATGCTCTGCGATAAGAGTTTCTGTATAAGTAGTTTTGTCAACAACAAAATCACCTAATACTCTGCCGAACTTGCCTTTCATGTCTTCGCCTTCTTTGTTTAGTTCCGACAGCAGTATCTGTGTAGAGCCTACTGGTAGTAGTTCATGACAACGCTCTGTTGCTGCTTTGCCAAATAATTTTTCAACTAGATCCCTCGTTCTAGATTCGGGCGTGTCAATTCCTTTAATCCTAACTCGTTCATCCTGAAGTATAACTCCAAAACCTAAATCAATATCCACATCTACTGTGTCTCCGTCCACAATATGAACGATTTTGCATCTGTATTCCCACATTAAAAATATACCTTTTTTGAATTAAATGCTCGATTCCAACCCCAAAATCGTGCCTTCCAGTCGCTTTGATCATCAGAGCAAAGATCTTGCCACTCTGATTGCCTGTCTAATACTTCTTGTATCTTTCCTTCCCAATCGGTAGAATCAATTAGGTCCTCTGCTTTTTCTTTCAGCTCAAGCGCATCACTGTAGGTAAGAGCATCTTGTTCGATATGAAAAACTTCAAAACAGTGTTCCTGCGTAACATAGTCCATAGAAAAATCAATTCCCCACTTGGGTTTAATTCTAAGCAATTTGTTTAAGATGGGCCTATATTGGGCTGCTTTTTCAATCGCTACTCTTGCTTCGCCTGCGTATGCCCAACGATGTAAAATTTGTGTATGATCTAAAGTAAGACCTGCTTCGCTATTATCAGAATCTGTATACCAGGATTGGGAGCAAGCTGTGTGATATTGCGTGTCACCCATTAACGCATTATTAGCTTGATAGTGCAATTTTTCGATAGGGGTTGCAACTTCGTATCCGTCCTTGTCAAAGTCTCGCAGTTCCCAGTTGTACAACGCCTCTAACGAAATTGATTCTGTTAGATATGGCTCTTCGAATATTACTGTGTTATTTTTTTGTAAATTCACGAAGCCTCCTTTGATTTAATACAGTGATATTTATATCATAAAACCTATAAATATCAATGTAGGATTAAATTATAGAGGGCATGAAATGACAGATATTTCCACACTATCTTTCAGCGAGCGAAGCGTTTTATTTGCTAAAATATCGCAACTCGCTTATTATACAGACAAAGCAACTCGAAAACAAGCAAAACGGCTGGGTTTTTCCGTGCGAGAATTCTACAACTGTAGTTCTGCTCAGGCCTATCTACTGGAAACGGAGACAGACATTGTCGTTGCGTGTAGGGGCACAGAACCTCATCAGTTTGATGATTTGAAGGCAGATGCCAATGCGTGGCCTGTTGTGTCAGAAACTATCTCTCGTGTCCACGCAGGTTTTAAAGGTTATGTGGATTATCTTTGGCCTTTGGTAGAAGAAGACATACACTCAAGCACGAAGCGACTTTGGTTTACAGGACACTCGCTAGGCGCAGCAATGGCAACTCTTATGACCTATCGCTGCGAACACTGTTCAAGAACACAGAATGCGGAAGAACTATACACATACGGTTCTCCCAGAGTGGGATGGCCCAAATATATTCGAGCTTTCAACACGCCACATCACCGCTGGGTCAACAACAATGACATAGTCACTCGAGTGCCTTTTTGGATTATGGGCTATAGACACAG